GCCAAGAACACTGTAATCAAGAACATCGGTGCTTGGATTTACAACGCCGTCCATAACCGGAACTTCCACAATATCTCGAACACGCAGAGCGGCAGAAAGATCAGAAATTGAATTATAGATCCTTCGACCAAGGCTATCTTTCAGCAACAGCATATCTGCAAGAAGATCGGGAGTCGTAAAGAAGACTGGATTACCACTACCCTGATAGTCCTTACGCGCGCGAACAATCGCATCAATAATCTCAGAAGTGGTTGGAGGAGTTGATAGATCACTATACGGCACATTAACGGCAACAGTATAAAGCGCTGCATCAGTAGCAATTGGACGAACCTTAGTCTCTGCAATTTTATCATCGCTGGCAACAGATCGACCGTCACCAACAAGAATAGCACGAGCAATTTCTTCCTCAAGCATCATACGCATTTCATTGCGAAGCCAAACAACAACATCAAAATCGGTAATATCAATCAGATCATCACGATCAATCTTCTGTTTCTTATAAATCGTCTGAGGATCGGTTGTTCGCTTAAGAATTGCGAATACTTCTTCGGCCTTCTGATTTCCAGTAATATAGCCCAGGGCACGAGCAGCATCAGCAGTAAGATCGGCGACCAGAGTCTTAATACGAGCAAATGGAATATGCTTCGCGGAATCAAAAACCTTTGAAACCCACTCAGTCTTACGAGAAAGAAACTGCGGAGTAGCCGAGGTTGCTTTATAATCCGGAAATAGATCGCCAATAGTCGTAATTGAATGCTGCAATGCAGAATCTTCGGAATTACCTTCATAGGCCATATAGGCATCTTTAATGCTTTCAAAGCCATGAGCAAGGAATGCATTTTTCAAGGAAGACTGCGAACGACGAGCATCTTCGATAATCTCGCCCAATTCTTTTCTCGTCAAAGAATCATGAACCATTGATTTTTCACCCTCCTTAGTTGAACTGTCAAACACATTTTTTTTCATAATATCTCCTTTGTCATTTAAATTATCTTTTGTATTGGAATGCTCGAGTTCATTCTCATCGGAATGCTCAAGCACGGCTTCGTCAGAATCTTCCTGAGACAGTTCAGGTTCTACAGATTCTTCTTCTAAAGCTATTTGCTGAACAGAATCTATTGCCTGTGAAATCATTGCATAAACAACACTTTTCTGCTTTTCGTTTAATGTTTCAAAAACATCAGCAAGAGTTTCTTCTTCGGCCGGAGGTGCTTCTTCTTTTTTCTCTGGAGCTGGTTCTTCTTCTGCATGATAAATTTCTAAATTAATATCGGCAGAGATAATGGCTTCTGTTTCGTCTTCAACAGTAGATCCATCTCCATGTTCAAATGCTAAATTATCAATAAAAGCTCCAGCATTAGCACCAGCAATAACAAGACTCACTTCTCTAATCATTCCATGAATAACGTTTTTACCCTTTTCAACTAATGAATTTGCATAAATTGATAAAGCTCTAATATCACCATGCTTGATGGCTTCTTTTGCATCTTTTGCAAATGATGACTCATTAAATGAGCAGTATGCATATACACCATCAGCACGATTTTCTAGCAAAGCGTGGCCTAGAATATTACTTGGCTCATTATGCAAATGCTGCCATACTAATGGAACAATCTGGCCATCATTATCTTGAAATGCATCTTGAAGAATGGTTCTTCCATCACTGCATTTCAAACCGACCTTAGTAGCATAGCCACTAAAGTCATACTTCATATCTTTAACCATAGTCTAACTCCTTCCATTTTATTTGAACTCACTATTATTACAGTTCATTTCTACTAGGTTCTTCAGAAGATTCGTCCTCTAACACCTCCTCTTCAATTGGTTTTTTAATTGGCAGAAGGGGCTCCTGATCCTTAATTGGCATATTTCTATTTCTAAGTTCATCCGAATTAGGATCAATGGAGGGTTTGACGCCAAGAATCGACCGAATTTCATTGGGTGTAAGGATTTCATTTCGTGTAAATCCATCTGCCATCTCAGCCATTTCATTTGCAGGAATTAATCGTAGAATATCTCTAAAACCCATGATTGTTTGTCCTTGAGTTCTTGCTGTTTTTGTCAAAAACTTTCGGCGCATTTCATCGGCAAATGCAGTTATAATTGGTTCAACTGTACGATTAAAATAATTTACAAGTTTTTTAGAATCGGCTGTTCCAGCAAATACATCCTCAGAAACTCCTAGTTGGTTATATAACATTCCAGTTAAATACTCGATTTGCTTCAATAAATTGTTTTCAGAAGCTCTATTCAATTGCGTAACTTTCTCAGTAGCATCAGTATAGGCAACACCATATTTACTTCCTTGTAATTGGCGTTCAATTGCAAGCCGGCGCTCTTCTGCTTGTTTCTGCCGAGCTTCTGTTTTTATCATATATGGTAATTGAATAATCAAATCAAGCTTTCCACTTCCACTTTGCTCATCGATAGCATCTAGCAGTAGTAATTTTCTAATTAATCTACGCATAGTTCCATTGGGCTCGTTCATTATTGCATATAACGGATTTTCAATAATTGCAACTAAAGATTTTGGGAGAGTTACCTCTTCTCGTTTACCATTAGTCTCATTATATACTTCAACACGAACATAACTTGGATACCATACTGTAATCTTACCGGTTCTTAATGATAAAATATCATATGATCCAGAAGCAATGGGAGAACTTGTTGTATCTACTGGGACTAGAGCGACAACACCTTCATCAAACATACTTAAAACTGCATCTTGCATTAAAGCTCTTCCAGTTTGGTCCCGATTTGCCTCAATCGTTAAACAATTGTGCAAAGCACTTGGAATTGTATCTAAATATCTATTATTTTCATCCAAACGAACATGATATAGATCAAATGATGCAACATCTAATGCGATTCGGTTATAAATAGCCGTTACTATAGATCGTTCATTACCACCAGATAATCTAGGAATCATTGGACTTGTGCTAGAAGAGTAACCAAAATCTTGATACTGATAAATATCGTTGTCCTTCGCTCTAAAAGCATTCCAAGCGCTTCTAAATCGAGAACCAAGTGTATCGCCCATAGATTATCCTCCTATCTGTATTTTCTACATAAGCGCTTCTTAAATATACCTAGATTTATAACCACAATATTTATCCTATCCAGAATTCTTAAGAACTTCTTTTACAATAGCTGCACCCGCTGCTCCAGCAACAGATCCAATTACTCCGGACATAAACTTAGTAGCATTATCCGATACAAATGCTAACCCCGGATCAATATCTGGTTTTGCTAAATCTGTAAATTTTTTTTCTAATTCAAGGCGCTTAACAGCTGCTTTTAATTCTTCATCCGACATATTTCTCTTTCGAGAAAGCATAGCTGCACGACTTTTTCTTACAGAACGTTCTGCCGCGGCCTCGGCTTTTCGAATTCCCCATTTCTGACCAAGAATTCCATAATGTTTAATTTCTTCTTCAGAAATATTGTGATGCGCAAGTTTTGAATTTAATCGCAAGAGACTAGAGTTAAGTGCATCTTTGGGAATTTCTTCTGGAGCTTCTTTTTTAATAATTTTATTAGTCATACATATACTCTCCTTCCTTTATTCAAATGCCTCTTTATTTAATTTATATGCAACATATGCATCTAGCATAGCGGCAACAGAATCAATCTTTTCAGCATAGCGCTTTTTCAATAACTTTCTATTTCCATTCGTATCTTCCATTGTTACGCAGTTTCCCATTGTAAAAGAAAATAATTCTTGATCAAATAGTAACATCCTTTCTTCGCTTAGTTTTTTTAATTCACCAAGCGGAACCGATTCTGTTTTAGCACCTTGAACTACTTTTTCTAATCCATATGCGCTATTTTCTCGTTCCCATCTTTCGACAAATTCGCGAGCATTATAAGGATCAAATCCAAAGGATCGAACATCATATTGGACATCTGTAATGAATTTGTCAAGATCATCATATACATCCATCATATCCAAAACTGCGCCATCCAATACCATTAAGGATCCTTCTTCTATAAATTGATCATATTTAATGCGCATAGCTCCGGGCAATTTCATTAATGTTAAATTAGAAATATAGCATCTAGTTTTTATTCCGAATTCGCCACGAGGAAGTGGAAAGAGAAATGTAAATGCACAGAAATCATCGCCCTGAGACAAATCTGCTCCCAAAGAACACGGCATTGNNATATGTATAGCCTTCCATTGGAATTCCAAATCGTTTAGCCAAAATATCATTTCTTGTTGCCGGAGCTTTTTCTGCTCTTTCTACATCAAGTTGATAAGCCTCATAAGTTACGGTCTTGCCGAGATTCGGATTTGCTTTAACCCACATATCTGGATTTGCAACTTCCTCAATATCATCTAAACGATAATACCATATGGAAACATGATGATTAATATATTCACCTTTTAAAATATCCATTAACTCCATTTTAATAGT